CCCCAGTAACCCAAGGCCCGCACAGGGCCTTTTCTTCGCGCTCAAAAAGATCACACAAAAGCCTTGTATCATCAGGGAAAGTCAAAGGTTGAGGGATGAAAATGCAAGAGCTTCAGTGGTGCATGAGCCAGGGCTACACGAATCAGCAGGCAGCGGATCATCTTGGGATTAATGAGAGGACTGTGCGTAGGTGGAAGTCTCGAATGGCTAGCGAGCCGGCCAAGGAGGCAGCCAATCAGGAGCAGGCAAACACTTACGTCATTACATCCGCAGTCAACGCTACAAAGGCACACAACGGCTTTCTTGCATCGCTGCACACCTACTGCCAGGCTAACAACGCAAAACTGATCGTTCTGCCGATGCGTTATCGCAACCCTACGCGCAAGGAAGAGGCGCCGGACGACTCATGGGATTCTCGACTTACTCCGTACTTGGTCAGCGAGCGCACCAAGCTATGCCGCGACGTTGTTCTGTTGGCCGATATCAAGATTCAACCGACCGCCATCAACCCGCTCCAAGGCTGGCTTACTGTATCAGGCACAGACTCCGCGATCCTGGCTCACACGAAGGTCGCGCTTCAGTCTGTAGCGACTATGGTTGGTGACGAAGCCAAGCTTGTCATGACTACCGGCTCATGCACTGTGCCGCAGTACTCAGACACCAATGCGGGCAAGCGCGGCGAATTCCATCACACTCTAGGTGCAGTGATTGTCGAAGTAGACCGCAAAGGGACACACCTGCGTCACGTATTGGGCGAGAAAGACGGATCGTTCATCGACTTGACCGTCAAGTACTCAAGGCATGGCGTTGAGGTCGCTCCTGATGCCTCTGTATTGATCCTTGGTGACCTACACGCTAGACAGGTAGACAGCAAGGCTCTAGACGCTACAGAGCGCCTCGCAGTTGCTATCAATCCTAAGTCGGTCTGCCTGCATGATGCGCTTGATTTCTCGTCAGCCTCTCACCACTCGGGTTACTTCGAGCGCTTCAAGCTGCACATCACCAAGCAGAACAGCATTCTGTCCGAGCTCAAGGTGACGGCCAAGATCCTAGACCGTATCTCTATGTGGGCGCCAGAGATCGTCATGGTCGGCTCGAACCACAACGAGCACTTCACGCAGTACCTGTCAAAGTACGAGAACGCTCTAGATCTGGAGAACGCGCTTGTCTATCACGAGACAAAGGCTGCAATGCTTCGGGCGATCCATGAGGGCTCGTATCTGGACCCGTTCAAGTATTGGGTTGATAAGCTGGCATCGACTCCAGAGTCTATTCACTGGCTGCGACCAGGCGAATCGTTCTCGCGTCACGGTATCGAGCTAGGATTCCATGGTCATCGCGGACCAAATGGCGCACGGGGAAGCACGAAAGGGTTTAGCAATATCGGCGCTCGTACCGTCACTGGTCATAGCCACTCCCCAGCGATCATCGATGGGGCTTACTGCGTAGGCACAACCAGCAAGCTAAAGATGGGCTACAACGAGGATTCCCCGTCATCCTGGCATCACACGCACTGTGTCGTGTACGCAAACGGCAAGCGCGCCCTCCTACACTGCGTAAATGGCAAATTCTTTCGCTGATTTAATTGTTCTCCGGGAAACAATTTCCCTTGACCGCGCCAATAACGCGGTCTAACCTCTGCTGTACACACACGAAGGAGGGCGCACCATGTTTTATCTAGGCTTGTTCTTGATGGTTGTGGTGATGGCGGCACTGTTCGGATTCAGCTCGCTCCTGATCGGCGTCAGGGTTACGGCGATCATCTGGATTACCGCCTTCGTAGTCATGGCAGTGTTTGCTTTCGGGTTTTATCAATTGATGGGTGGGACGTTATGATTTATTTAGGATGGTCAATTATTGCGCTAGTAGTTGTTGGATTATTTGTTTTGACATGGAAGGCGGCGGATGATTTTCGGGTAGCTGCTTTGGCTTGGCTGCTAGGGATAGTCATAAGTGTCGTTCTTTTGATTGGAATGAAGCTCGCGGATGGTTCGCTATGATCAACGTTATCCCACGCTGGACAAAAGGCGCACCATCCGCATTCATCCCCGGCCAATTCCTACTCTACGAATCCGGCGACTATGCGCTTGTAGGCAGCAATACGGCTATCACGTCAACGCAGAAGATCGTGAAGCATACGACGCTGATTGAGGGGCATGAGTTGGAGTGGTTGCAGTCGATGGCGGTTGGTCGTTCGTTGGGGGTGTTGAAATGAGTAAGCCACCATTTGAAATCTTTCGGGTATCTGTGCCTGATGGCGAATACAGTCGTCGCGCAGATGTAGTTGAAAAGCTGCACTATGATGAATTGCAGGCTGCTTTGGTTAGGCTCGAGAGGAAGAATGAGAACCAAGAAGAAACTATCAAGGGCTATCAAGATAGGATAGACCAAGCAATAAAAGACGCATACGAGTGGGGATATGGCGACGGGCAGAACAACCCGAATGGTTACAGTAGTGAGAAAGAGCGTGACAAGTGCGCGGCCGAACTGACTAAGCCCGCAGAGCTTGGAGATGACGAATGACAACCCTAATCGCAATCTACCTGGCAGTCGGGTTCTTCTCGTACTGGCCGGCGATTTACTTCTGGCTTGATGGTGATGAGCTAGACGACGTTAAATGGTGGCACTGGGGTATGGCATGGACTACTTGGTGTGTCTGCTGGCCTATTCGTTATGCGCAAGATGTCTGGTATTGGTGGAGGGCTAAGAAGTGAGCGATAAGCCGGTCGCGTATTGGTCGATTAGCCTTGATACTGAATGTCCAGAATGTAAGGCGGAATTCGACCTGATTGATCTGGATAGCTTTCGGGAGAGTAGCGTAAACCCGCTTGATCGCGTAGAAGGCTATGAAGCAACCTGCCCACACTGCGAACATGAGTACCTTTTAGCTTTGGAGTACTGACCATGACCACAATCAACGACCTAGACCAAATCAACACAATGGCGATGATTACCATGTGCGAGCTTGGGTATGCGCGGTATGAGCGGTTTCGTGCTGGGCTTAAGATGGATGATGAGGCTTGCGAGAAGCTGAGGCAGTTCGTTCATTCGAATGCTGATCGCGAGCATGAGCTAGAACTACGAATTAAATGCGCACCGATGTACAAACCTATGGCATACTGATTGCCAGCGGTGACTCCCCTCCCATCGCTGTTACACCTTTTGCCAGTCGTGAACCGTCCGACTGGCATTTTTTTGCGCGTTTTTACGAAAAACAGGCAGAATATGTGCAGTTTTATGCATGTGATATCATTCTCGCTCCTGTCGCAGTACTCAGGAAACCCCGGCGAGATAGAGTACGGATTGACTCGGCGCAGGGTGAGACGCAGGTGAAGACGAGGCGAGAGGCAGCGTAGTATTACGTCAACTTCGCCATGCCCGCAGACGCGGAAACCGGTCGAGCTAAGAGTGCAGGACTCCACCTCGGCCACACGGCTAAAACCGTCTCCTGTGAAAGTAATACACGCCCCAAGCCTATGACCGCAAGGTTATGCTCAAATTGGGGCGTTTTTATTTGTGCTGAAAATAGTTGTTGACGCGCAATCCTGGCAGGCGTAGATTTGTCTCATCGAAACGAACAACGGAGCAAGACGAGATGACCATCCAAATGCTGATCGATATGGCTATCAATAACGCGGCATTTTCAAAGGCTGGCTACGGCGAAGCGCGTTATGCCGACATCGTTTGCGTTCGCTCAATGACACGTCGCGGCCAGCGCCTGAGCTTCTACTATGGTTCCCGCCGCTGCACTCGGGCAAAAGCCGAGACTTACTTTCAGAAGTAACCAGTCCCGCCCACCTCAAGCCCCTTAATTGGGGCTTTTTATTGCCCGCCAAAAAGTGATATCACAAAGCCACCGAACTGAAACTGATATCATTACTCCAATGTTGTACATTCCTAACCCTATGACCACTATGAAGCCAAATAAAATGCCAGACTCCCCCAATGGATTGTTTACGCTGCTATCCAACCTTCCGGGGCCACTCCAAGCATTTGGGGCGGCTATCATCACTGCGGTTTTGCGGGTTTACTATGACAAGTCCGAGACTAGTTGGCAGCGTGTCGGTCTTGAGGGTGCGTTGTGTGCGTGCCTGGCTACTGGCCTGTCGATGGTCAGCGCTTACTTCGGTCTGCCCGAAAACTCCGGCGTGTTCATCGGCACATTCGTAGGCTTCATTGGCGTAATCAAGTTCCGCGAGTACATGGGCAGGCTGCTGGATAAGAAGACCGAGTGATATACTGGCCCTCAATTAGAGGGCTTTTTAATGGCTAATAGACCAATCGTTCACACAGGGGATAAGACCTCTACTGTCGGGCGCTCACGAATGTTTGAGACGCCTGATGATTTGCGTGAGGCATGTCTTGCGTATCTTGAGTGGGCCGATAACAACCCGCTCATCGAAGAAAAGCACTTCTGCGCTCAAGGCCAGATCTTTACTGCTGAGCTGAAGAAACCCCGCGCCGTCACCATCGTCGGCCTATGCCTGCACCTCGGCATCCATCGGCACACCTGGCAGAACTACCGCATTTCCGAAGAGTTCGATCTTGTCTGCGATGAGATCGAGGACCGCATGAAACAGTACAAGTTCGAGAATGCCGTTGCTGGGCTGATGAACCCCACGCTTATTGCGCGGGATATTGGGCTGGTTGAGAAGTCAGAGGTCAGCAGCTCAGGCACCGTAACGCACGTCAACTACTCCCCCGCAGACTACAAGCAGGCCGAACTAGAGCTAGGGAACAAGCTCGATGACCTCGACTAATAAACTGCTCGATTGGGAGGATATGAATTTTGCGGACCGGCTGATACTCAAGCAGAAGTCCGAGAAGTCATTCCTAAATTTCACTCGCATATGGTTTGAGCTGCTTCAGGGTGACCGGCTGCTGGTGAACTGGCACCACAAGATGATGGCTGCGTCTATTGACGACCTGATTAACGGTAAGCTGAAGCCTGGCAACCTGATCGTCAACATCCCTCCTGGCGGCACGAAGACAGAATTCTTTTCTATCCACTTGCCTGCCTATATCAACACAAAGGTGCAGTCCAAGAAGCTGCGCCGATTCAGAAACCTCAACGTCTCTTACGCTGATTCGCTTGTACGTCGAAACTCCAGACGCACGCGGGACATTATTGCGTCAAAGGAATATCAAGAGCTATGGCCTTCGGTATTCGGCGTAAACCAGGCTGAAGAATGGGAACTGATCGACGACAAAGGCCGATCAGTTGGGCAGACCATCAGCAAGTCAGCTGGCGGCCAGATTACAGGTGGTCGTGCTGGCTACTTCGGGCCTGAGTTCTCCGGGTGCCTGCTATTTGACGACCTGAACAAGCCCGACGACATGCTTTCGAATACGAAGCGTGACGCTAGTAATGCGCGACTGACTGGCACCTTCCGCTCTCGTCGTGGCGACAAGTCAAAAGAACACCCTACGCCTATCGTTTCCATTCAGCAGCGGCTCCACACGATGGACGCAACCGGCTTCATGATGGCAGGCGGCATGGGTGTCGAGTTTAAGAACATCGCTATCCCTGCGCTAGTCACAGAGGACTACATAGCCACTCTGCCGGAACCATACCGGCAAATGTGCTGGGATACGGTCAAGGACACTGACTCAGTCGAGAAGGGCGGCGTTCGATACTGGTCATATTGGCCGGAAATGGAACACGTCAACGACCTCATGTCGCTTTGGGAGCGAGATGAGTACACGTTCATGTCTCAGTACATGCAGCGCCCTCAAGCGCTTACTGGCGGCCTTCTTGACTCGGCATGGCTGCAACGATACGAAGTGCTGCCTCCTTTGCAGTGGAGAGCCGTGTACGCGGATACAGCGCAAAAGAAAGGCGAGCTTAATGACTATTCAGTGTTTGAATTGTGGGGGCTTGGCGTAGACAACAACGCCTACCTGGTCGATGTTAGGCGCGGCAAGTGGGATGCAGACGAACTGATCACAACTGCGCAGAACGCATGGGCTGAATGGTCTTCATGGGATAGCACCTATCAAGGACAGATCCGGCACATGGCGATTGAGGATAAGGCTAGCGGTACAGGCTTGATTCAGACACTGACCAACAAGAAGCACATCCCGATCAAGGCCATTCCTCGCGGCCCTGACAACAACAAGGTGTCGCGCTGCCTGGATATCCAGAGCTACGTCAAGAATGGTCGCGTGTTCGTACCTGCGATCCTGAACGAAGACGGCTATCCGATCCTCCGCACGCAAGACAGCAACGGAAAGCTGATAGCCAAGACTGACTGGGTGCTGCCGTTCTTGGCAGAGGTTGCCGACTTCAGCGCTGATGACTCGCACAAGCATGACGACCAGCTCGATCCTATGTTTGATGCCGTGGCCGAAATGCTGATTGAGCAGGCACCTTCGGGCGGCGTATTCCTGCCTGCTAGGCTCAGGAGGTAACTGTTCTCCGGAAAACAGTTGCCATGAGCTGAATACGCTGCTACATTCGGCTCATTCACAACGGAGGCGGCAAAGATGGCGACGGTTAAAGAACGAAAGCTGATCAGAGAAATCACTGATTTGGCGCTGGATGTAAATTTGATGCATGGCGAGTACACGATTGCTACCAGCTACATAGGGCATATTCACGCATTCGAAGTGCGAGTGCTTGACAAGGATCTGAATGTGCAGGGTGACCCGTATCAGTGGGCGCATCTATCTGGTGGCGAGACTGAGCTATGGGACGATAAGCAGGCAATCGAATCACTGCAAGCCCAGCTTCACATCGTTAAAACCTACCACCCACAATTCGACGCGGACGGGGTTAAGTTATGAGTAATTTGAATTGGCCGGAATCAGCAACTCATTACGGTTCTGAAACGTTGCAGTTTAATCCTGGTTTCTATAAGAAGGATGGAGATAAGTGGCTGTTCATGAGTGAGTATTTCGCTCCTAATGGCGTGTGGAATACTGCTAGCAAAGAAGACGATCCTGCTCGTTACATTGAGCGACAGTCTGCACAACCTAAGCAATGGTCAGGCCCGCAAGATGGGTTGCCGCCAGTTAATACTGAGTGCGAAGTAGAAACCGATTACGGCGTATGGGAGCATGGCGTTATTCTTTGCCACGGTTATGACGACTTCAAGCCGCACGCGGTCGCTCAGTGTGCTAGCGGTCTATGGATGGATGAGGTTACCGGATTCCGCGCAATCAAGACTCCACAACAACTAGCCGCCGAACAACGCGAAACCGCAATCCGCGAGATCATGGATATTGCCGATGTGGATTGCCGGGTTACTGCGGCTAGACTGGTTGATGCTGGGTTTAAGCGGGAGGTGGTTTGATGGGCTGGCAGATTGCAATGAGCGCACTAGTTGTTTTTGTTCTTTTGTTTGTGCTAGACACCGCAAATGACGGACTGCCGAAATATCTAAAGGCTATCGGAGGTCTTTGCATTTTCATCGTACCCATCGGCCTAATCATTCAAATCTGGCAGTAAAACAAAAGGCCCTCTAAACAAGGGCCTTTTTCTATTTCAGTTTGCGCTTGGCTCGCTCGATGATTCCTGGCGAAAGAGGATTACCTTTCTCGTCGACCAGGATCTCAACCGTCGAACACTTGCAGTTGATCATGTTTGGCGTGATTGCCCACCAATCTCTCTCTTCCTGAATCGTGTATATGTGCGCGTGCCTAGCTCTGTGTGACGGCCTAGTGGTCGGCGATAGGGCAGAGATATGCATGAGACGCGTATTGATACCTAAATCAACCTGCGCCACTTGAGCCTCATCCATGCGAGCCTGACGAAACGAATTAGTAACCTCAGTCCGCGCAATCCGCTCAGCACGCGAACGGTTAACGCCTGTACGCTCCTGAATGTCCTTGGCGATCACTCGTGGATTCTGGCCGGCGATCATTCCTCGCGTTAACGTCTGCGTGAGATCCGATTTCATCTGCTGACTGAAGCCCTGCATCAGCTCGAACTCACGAGCGGCTAGAAGACTAATGCGCTTGCGATATGGCGGGCTGAATAGAATGGCGTCCAGGGTTGGCTTGGTTAGCGCATACAGCTCAGATTGGACGGTTAGGTTGGCCGCAGTCATAGCTGTGCCCTGCTGATATGCGCCTTCTACGTATGCACGCATGCTCCATAATTCAGCCTCACCGCCCTCAAGAAGTATCAAGTTACAGATACGCTCGATTTCTGAATTGATGCCAGCTAGAATCGCCTGATCAAGCTGGAACTGGTAGGTGCTGGCGTTGATCTCTAGAGCGTTCAACGTGACGACGGTGTAATTCTGCTCGCTAAGAATCCGCAGCACCTCTTTACCGATTGCATTTACGCGCCGGTCGAAGTCCTTCATGAATCGGCGTTCGCGGGTGTCGGTATTAGTCGGGTCTGAGCTTGAGCGGGGGAGAATCGGGCTACCTAGTGCCATGTAAACCTCTAATTAAGAAAGGCCCCGTAGGGCCTTTGATTATTGCACGGTTGCCGGATCTTCTGGCGCTGGCTCGATGTCGGGTAGCGGAGTCAATTCCTCGGCATCATAATCGTAGCCAGAGGCTTCAATCATCCGCTTGATGCTGAATACCAACTCTCCGCTAGCCAGCATCTTCTGGTTGACATCGGCCATGAGCACCACGTTGGCCAGCATCTCAGCCTGAGACGCCTCACTCAAGTCATCCCAGCAAACAGACGACTCAACCGTAAGCAGCACACCCAATCGCATCAGATGATCAACAAACGTCTCGATATCAGACGACAACAGGCTAACTCGGCGACCTTGACAGCGCTTGTTAAACGTCTTCTGATCCTCAGTAGACGCTCGTTCACCGGTCTGATTTCCCACAATGATCTTGGACGGGATACGGATAGACGCGCAGAAGGATTGCAGGGATACGTCGAAGGCCGGGATCGGGTCGGGAACGTTAGCCACCAGAGGCGTTACAGTCGCCCCTTTGGTGATTACCGTCTGATCCTGCCCACGGTTCATTCCGCGCGTTACTTCGTCGAAGATCTCTTGTAGCTCGCCCTCAGCTACTCCGTGCGCTCGGGCGATTGCCGAAAGGTCAACCTCTTTATCGAAGTTGATAGCCAATTGACGGCTAGCGTTCTTCAGGAAGGATTCGCCCGAACCACCAAGCACCTTCTCCATGTTTACGCAGTCGTTGAAGCCGGCTTGCAGAAAGGGTATGCCGTTGCGGATATCGCCAATTACTACGACGCGATCAGGGTGAACGGTTACGATGCGACCCGGCTCTCCTTGCAGGTTGTCATTGAGCGCATTCTCGTTGTATTCGAACTGTTGCGGCTGACCAAAACGCGGATCTGCCGGATTATCGAACCATGAGGTAACAGTGATTTGCGATTCCCAGGCTGGAATCAGGTTAATCAACTGCTGCTCAGAAGCCTTTCCTACAGGTTGATCCCACTGCTTAGAATCCTTGAATTGCAGGAGGATGCACGAATAACGCCCAACCAAACGGCGCATATCAGCATCGCGGAACTTCTCCCACAGCTTCAGGCGCTTGGCGAGCTTCTTGAATTGCTTCTCCCAGGCAGTCGGAGCTTCGGCGCGATCCTCATCGTCGCCCTCGATAACCTCGGGGTCAGTAGACCAGCAGTTCTCATTCAGAGTCATTACCGCGCCATGAGCAATGCCGCCGCGCTCAAACAGGCGATAGTAGTCATTGAAGCAGAGAACATCCTTATAGCCGTAGCTGCACCAAGCATCAGGGCGCTTGTTATCAATCCCGCCCATCAGCAGAGACTGGCGGCTCATCACAGCCTGACGCTCGCTCAATGCCGAGTTCAGCGCCAAATCTAGTGCAGGCGTGCGTTTCACAGTCATAAAATAGGGCCTCGTAAATTATTTCCATTATACCTTGCGCGGAAGGCTTGGTTTTCTTTGCCTTATGATAAAATAGAAAAGTCGAGACAGCCCCGGCCAGGGTTTCCATGCGGATACATGGATTATCGACACAAATTCTCAGCCTTATCCGAGGTATCAATGAAATTCCTGCACATAATTAGTAGAGATATATCGGAAAGCATTGGGATGAATTCGTTCTTCACTGGCTTGCCGTGCGTTAACGGGCATATATCTATCAGATACACAAAATCATCAAAGTGCGCAGAGTGCATAGCGGTAAGGGGCGCGAGAAGGCGGGACGAGCATGGGGAGCGCCTGCTGGCTGAAATAAGAAAAGATTACAAGGACAATCCTGAGAAATACTCGGCCTACAACAAGCGCTACAGAACAGTTCACAAGTCGTCTTTGTCTGTTGCAAAGTCGGAGTATTACGAACAGAACAAGGATTCGATTGCCGATTACCAAAAAAGGTACAGGGACGAGAATCGTGACAGATTGTCAGCTCACTCGACAGCATACCGAAACACCTTTAGGGAAAAAGTCAGAGCGTGGAATCGAAATAGAAAAGCAAGATCGCGTGACGCAGAAGGATTTCACTCAGCAGAAGATGTGGCAGAGATCCTGATGGCGCAGAAAAGTAAATGCAATTCATGCGGATGCGATCTTGTGGATGGATATCATGTAGACCATATCATGCCGTTAATTCTTGGCGGCTCTAACTGGCCTTCAAACCTGCAAATGCTTTGCCCTACTTGCAACACCAGCAAAGGAGGTATGCATCCGGCCGAATGGGAGAAAAAGCGAGCGGCTAGAGTGTAGAGTCAACATGATAGAATGATGGGAATTGATAGAGGATTCCCGAATTGAACACAAGAGTAAACGTAAGAGTGTCCGTAAACGCCGCCTCTATTCGGCGAGAGCAGCATAATGGCCGCGAGCATATCGTAATTCCGTCGTTTACTTTGCCGGATGAAGTTATTATGAACGGCGGCCTGTATCCGCATGACGAGATCGAGAAGTCATACGCGAGCCTTGAGGG